TCTCCTTCTTCTTGTTCTCCTTCTTCTTGTTCTCCTTCTCCTTCTTCTTCTCCTTCTTCTCCTTCTTCTTGTTCTCCTTCTCCTTCTCCTTCTTCTCCTTCTCCTTCTTCTTGTTCTTCTCCTTCTTCTTCATCTGTTCCATCTTCTTCTCCTTCTTCTTCTCCTTCTTCTTGTTCTTCATCTGCTCGCAATCGTTTTGCTTTTAAATCTGCTATTGCTCTGCGCATTTTTTCAGCCTCCACTCGTTGTTCATTTGTTTGTCCTGAAGCTGGTGGTTGTCCGGTTGATACTGGTGGTTTATCTTTTAGCATTGTTTTCATATATTTAAAAAAATCTGGGTCCTTAAATTTTGATACATCTACATCATGTTTTGGAATTTGTTGATTTGCAAACGTATTTTCTACATTTTCAATTTTAGATATGTAATCGTTTAATATCCATTTTACAATATCATAATATTCTTGTTGCTTTTTATTTAACTTGTTTCTTTTTATATTATCTACTTGTGCTAACTGGGTTTGGTATTTTTCTTTTTCAAAATAATCTAAATCTCTATTATATAATTCTTTTCTTATTTTATCTAATGTTTCATTTATTTTGGGTTCTTCTATAATTGGCGTAGTTACTTGGGGAGTTAATTTAGCAATTTTTGTAAATAATAAATTCTGTATATTATTTTGACCTTTAGCACACATTTCATTGTATTCTGGATCTATAATATCTGCATTTTTTGGTTCTTTTTTTAATAACTTTAATTTTTTATTGTGTAAACTCATACATTGTATGTTAAAAAATACCATATATTTATTTAATTGTTCTAAATTTAATTCTTCTATATGTTCTTTTACCGACCATTTATATGTGTATAGTTTACTTAGAAGTTCTTGAAAAGTAATATTAGATTCTATAGAATCATTCATTTCTTCTGGTGTTTTTAATTTTTTGTCTTGTTTCTCTTGAGATAGTTGTGATGTCGATTCTAGAACAGGTGTTTCTGGTGTCAGTGCGGGTGTCGGCGCGGGTTCTGCTGGTTCTGCAACTGGTTCATTATATTGAAAATGTTCATTATTTACACTATCCATATTTTGTGTAAACATTTTTGTATATTGTTCTGGTAAATCTTTATCATCAATTTCAATTAATGATATAATTTTCCCATCACGTGTATAACAACGATTATTATTAACATTAAAACAGGGATATTTTTTATTAGTGCAAACTTCATGTTCTATATGTGCAATTCCTGTACATTTACCAATTCCTCCATACAAAGTATCTTTTAAATATTTATCAATCATATAATATATTGTATATTTTATTTTGTTTGTATATAAACAATATTTTTATCTATATAATAATAATGGATAGATTTAGAGGAGGTGAATCAACACTTTACGGTGGAGGAGATACTTCTCCAGTAAACAAAACTCGTAAACAAATAAAAAAAGAAACACAATCAGATGATAATGATATATTATCAAATACATCATTACAACGTGTAATGCGTAAAAATCGTGAATTACAAAGAAAAATCAAACAATTAGAACGAGAAATTGAAAGATTAAAAAAATAATATAGATATAAAAATAATACTTATAGTAAATAATAAAATGAACACCTTTATATTAGATTTAGAAACTACTGGATTAAGTTCGCAAAAGGATCAAATTATTGAAATTGCAATAAAATCATTTGATACAGAAAAATCATATTCAAGTTTAGTAAAACCAATAAAACAATCTGGAAAATATGTTTGTGATAGAATTGTTGAAATAACTGGTATATCAAATGAAATGATTGAAAGTGATGGCATATCATCTAAATCCGCATGTGAACAATTATTTAATTTTATATTTGAAAACTCATCTAATGATGAACAATCCATTTTTATATTAGCACATAATGGAAAAAGTTTTGATTTTATTTTTATACATCGATTATTTCGTGCATATACTGAATATGCAATAACAAATGGTATAGATATAATGAATATGATAAAATTATATGAAAGATTTAAATATATTGATACTTTACATTTAGCAAGATTTGTTTTACCAAATAACCGTAGTCATTCACAAAAAAATTTAGCAATTCACTACAAATTAATTCAAGAAAATGCTCACAGAGCAATGAGTGATGTATTAGATTTAGAATATATATATAAGTGTTTAGTTACTGAATATATAAATCGTAAAGGTTTAGATATATCATTATTATTTAATACACAATATGTTTTTGATTTATATTAAGTTTGATATATAAAGATTTAATATTTTAATAAATAAATGGAATATCCTAATGTATCTATACTAATGCCTAGTTATAATAGACCTCAATTTTTACCGTTAATTACATATAATTTATCGAATATGAAGTATGATAAATCTAAATTAGAATTATGTATATTAGATGATGGTGAAAAACCACTATTTACAACTGACACTTTGCAAGAAACACGTAAAACACTACATCCATTAACAATTAATTATATTCGTGAAACACGTCGTAATGAAATCGGTGTAAAAAGAAATCGTTTAGTAAAGTTAGCAAAACATAAAATTTGTATTATGATGGATGATGATGATGTTTATTTTCCTACATATATTAAACATTCAGTTGAAACATTGAAACATAGTAAAAGTGGATTAGTTGGGTCAAATCATATGTTATTCATTTATCCAAATCATAATTATAATATGAGTAAAATTGAATGTTCTGCAAAACGACAAATACATGAAGCAACTATGTGTTTTACAAAAAAATATTTTAGAAGTATGCCTGGATTTGTAAAATCTAGTCGAGGTGAGGGAGCATCAATGATTGATTTTAATGAAAAAAATGCAGAATATACAGATATTACAAAGTGTATGATATGTTTTTCACATTCAGAAAACTCAATAGGAAAAGAACAATTTTATAAATATAGATATGATGTCCAAATTGCAAATACTGATTATATATCCATACTTGAATCTATATCTGGTATTAAATATGATCCAGATCGTGAAAGTAGCGATGAAGAAAGTTAATCTTTTATATATAAATGATTTGTTTCATGAATGATTTTAAACTTATCATCTTTCCATTCGATCGATCGTGTTTCAATATCCCACTCGCCAACACACTCAGAATTACAAAAGATTTCATCTGTTTCTATATTTTTTTGATACATAACTCCTTGATATACTATATTTTCCATATATATTTCATCATCATCTGATGATGAATCACTACTAGAATCATTTTTATTATATAAATGACATGTTCTACTATCATGTCCAGTCTTACCACAATTTTTACATGTTCTCGTTCTTTTTGGTACATCTGTTGGTCTTTTAGATTTCATTGTATTTATTGTTGCTAAATATCCCATATTGATTCTTTTTTCTTCTTTTAATTTTTTTTCTAATCTTAATAATTTTTTGTCTCGATCAGATAATAGTTTTATACATAATTTATATAATTGTTCATATATCGATTTTTTGTTAGATGTTGACAGTTTTTCAAATTGACGTTTTGTTGCTGATTTTTTAACTTCATCACGAAATATTAATGATTTACTTATTAGTTTCCATTCGTCTTCAAATGATATTTTCTCTGTCATACAATGATTTATTGTTTGTCGATTATCAAATGTAATATTCAAATTTATTTTTGGTTTAAAATCTTCGATTTTTAAATCTACTCTATAAATACTATATATTTATACACTTATATTTAATTTATAGTTTTGAATTTGAAATAAATATAAAGTTAAAAATATAATATAAATTAAGTATATGACAATTAACTTTATACAAAGGTATAAAGTTCAAGGGGACTGTGAGGTAACTCACACTATAATACCAGATCGCAATGAATCAGAACCCTTGTTAAAGTTTGGTTGTAAATTATTTGTTCCATCAGATGAATTAGATTATTTTAATAAAAAATGTGTAGAATATTTTAAAACACGAAATATACCATTAACAGAATCTTTTCGTAAATATTCACCTTTAATATTTGATATTGATTTAAATTATAATCATGGAGTATATAATCGTTATTATACACAAAATACATTAAAAAAATTAAATCGATTATTTATCGAATATATCAATATTTATTTTGATACAGATTCAACTGAATGTTGGATTTTTGAACGAACAACTGGTAGTATTGAAACGAAACAAGATACAAGATATATCAAAGAAGGCATACATATTATATATCCAGATATCGTTGGTCATACAAGTGTATTTAAACATTTTTTAAACACTATAAATAAAATACCAGATTTTCATAATGAGATAATTGAAATATTTCATTCAACTTCTATTGAAAATATTACACCAGACAATCAAGTTGAAAAAATAATTGATGGAAATGTAAATCGCTGGTTTGTTTATGGATGTGGTAAAAATGGCAAACCGCCATATTTATTAACAAACATAATTCGTCATAATAATTATATAGATTTTGATTTTGATGATATTTCTATATTAAATAAAATAAATTTATTACAAGAATTTGAAATTAACATATCATACAAGAATGATATAGATGTTGTTTTAAACGATGTAGAGTTGAAAACAAGCAATAGTGTTTCAACTTTTGAGATGTTTGACAGCGAAGATGAAGACTTAGATGATGATTATGATCCATATTTTACAGTAGCGGATGATAAACAAAATAAACGCGATGCAATTCGTACAATTAATGATTCTGAAAGATCTAATATTGATTCAATGGTATTGAATTGTTTATCAAAAGAAAGAGCAAGTGAATATGAACAATGGATAAGAGTCGGTATGTGTTTAAAAAATATTGGAGGTGATAAACTGTTTGATATATTTGATGAATATAGTCAAAAATCAGAAAATTATGAAGGAAAAGATGAATGTCGTAAATATTGGAAAGGTTTTAAACGTGAAGGATTAACAATAGGTTCATTGCATTATTGGGCAAAACGTGATAATATTGAAGAATACCGTAAAATTATATATAACAATCTTAAAAATGTCATTGAAAAAACAATTGATCATGGTGGAATGCACGATGATGTTGCAAATGTTGTTCATGGTCGTTTCAAAGATGAGTTTATATGTGTAGATTTGAAAGATCATTGGTTATATTTTGACGGTAATAAATGGGTTCATTGTCAAAAAGGTTATCGCTTACAAAGATACTTAACAAAAGAAGTCAAAGAAATATTTTATCAATATCACAAAATGTATAAAGAAAAAATGGATGATTTACAAGCACAAGAAAAAACATCTGAATCTGAAATTATGGATAAATATCAAAAAAAAGCATATTCTATATACACACGATTAAAGGATGTCAGTTATCAAAAAAATATTATGGAATCTTGTAAAATAAAGTTTCATGAAGAACGAATGATGGAAAAGATGGATAGTAAAACACATCTATTAGGATTTGATAATTGTATTGTTGATTTGTCTGAAAATATTGTTAGAGAAGGACGACCTGAAGATTATATCTCAATGACAAATAAACTAGAATTACCAGTAAAAGAATGCGAACTGCCTATGTCAATAGAAGATTTATCAAATATAGTTGTTGAAAGAGTTGGTAAATACAAAACAAATGATGATAAAATTGAAGTATGGGATACAGATAAATGGGATGATGGTAACAGAAAGTTTTATGATAAAATACGACATGATATTAAAAAGTTTTTCCGTGAAATATTGCCAGATCCTGAAATAAAGAAGTATTGTTTGAGATTTATTGCATCTAGACTTTGCGGTGATGTATTAGATCAAAGATTTTCTATGTGGACTGGTGTAGGTGGTAATGGTAAAAGTATCTTGATAGATTTAATTAGACATACATTTGGTGAATATGCAATTAATTTACCAGTAACATTATTGACACAAAAACGAAAAGCAAGTAATTCAGCAAGTCCAGAAAAAGCACGTTGTCGTGGCGTTCGTATATGTTATTTACAAGAACCTGATAGTAATGAAAAAATTAATGCAGGTGAAATGAAAGAATTAACGGGTGGTGATATGATTCAAGCAAGAAAACTATATGGAGATGTTTTTGAGTTCAAACCACAATTTGAACTTGTATTGATGTGTAATGAATTACCAACAATTGATGATAAAAGTCAAGGTTCATGGAGAAGGGTTCAAGTATATCCATTCATTAGTCGGTTTGTTGATGATAATAAAGAAGTTGATAAAACAAAACATATTTACTTGAAAGATAAACAATTACAGAAAAAAATAGACAAATGGCCTATTGTATTTGTAGTGATGTTATTGAAAGAATGGGAAAGTATGGATGGTGGCATTAATGAAGATGAAATCCCGGATTCAATCAGGATGCAAACTGAATCTTATAAAAATCAAAATGATATGATTGGTTCATGGATTTCAGAAGATTTAGATATTACTGAAACGGAACCTACACCATTCAATATATTGTTCAATGCATTTAGTAATTGGCATAGTGAAAACTATAGCAATGGAAAAGTGGATCAAGTGAAAGTTAAGAAAAGATTGATAGATTGGCAAAGGAAAAGTCGTTTTGGATTTACAGAAGGTGTGAATGGAAATGAAAGATATCCAAAGTTTAACTTAAAACCCGTGGAAGAATGTTAGATTTTAATCTCTTGAATGGATTTGTTAATACATTTAATCGTTCAGTTTTACGACGATCTTTAAATAAACCAGTAGATAATGCACGTTCTATAAATCCTGGTATAGATTCAAACTCATGTAAATTATTACAATATGTATATATATATCTAAAATCATTATTATTTAATCGATTTATATCTAATACTTTTTTTAATTCAATACTTAGTTCTTTGGGTGGATATAAGTAATATGACATCATAGTTATATTATTATTATGAAATAAAGTTTAAATAATTATCAAATTTATTTTTTTATATCAGGTCGGACTAATGGCATAATTGGATCAACTTTTATTATTTTGTGTGGTCTATTATGCTGACGATTATGCGGTCTATATCCGCGTGGTCTATATCTACGAGGTTGTATATATATTGGTTGAGGTCTATTTATATATACTGTTTGTGGTTTTTTAATATCAACAAATCTTATTTGATAAAAAACATATACAATAACTATAAAAAACAATAGTAAAAACATTACAGAATTATCATTACTCATATATTTTAATTTATATTTTTATTTTCTATAAATATCATTTTTTTAACAACGTTTTTAAATAACATTAACATAATTATATTGACAACAATACTTAGAACTAATAATAAGAAAAATCCACGTAATCCATTACAAATATAACATGCAGTGTACATAAAGTTTAATCCAACTAAACTCCATCCAATAGTTAAGATACTATATATAGTTAATTGTAATTTAGAAATACTATTATCTTCAAATAATTTATATATACTCATAAGACTTGTAGATATAATTCCAATAACAAGTAGTATTAAATATACACTACATATAAATCCAGGACCTCTTAATGGACTACCATTAACACCAACTGAACATCTATCTTTAAACCAATGTCTTGCATCAATCACGGAAAATGATTTAGAACTCTTTGCCATTTATATTATATTTAATATTTTAATTTTAGTTAAAATGTCTATCATGATATATCAACATTACAGAAACAATAATTCCAACAACATATATTTTTATTTGATTTTTAATTGATATTTTATAATAATCAATTGCAGTATCAAATAATTGCCACACAAATATACCTAAAAATATATTTAACCATATACTTTCCCATCTAATTACACTTTGCATATATTATAATAAATATTATAATTCAGGTTCATCTGGTTCTTCAAACACTGCATGAACATCATCTACATGTATATATCCAACTAAAAAATTATCAATTCTATCTATACTAAATATATTACATCTTTGACATATTTTTTTATATGTATATGTTCCATCTGGTTTAATTATTGTTGTTTGATTAGGTTCAAATCCAGTTCCTTTACATTCATGACATTTTACCCACATTTTATTATTTATTATATAATTTAATCTTTATAATATTATAAATGCCTGATCGTAAAACACAGAAAAAGAAATCACCCGGACAAAAATATAAATATCCACCTGATTTTTTAACAAAAAGTGGAACTATTAAAAAAAATATGAGAAAACGAGCAACAGAATTTAGAAAAACTCACAATCCAGATGGAACTCCTTTATTATCTAGAAATGTTTCTCATTCTGAACTTGAACCTGAACCCGAGGGACTTCCTATATCACCCGGAGCAAGAGATTTAGGACCGGCACATGTGGAAGATACTAGTGACGAAGCATTTATGAATAGACATAGACCATTAGAAGAATTAGAAAGAAGAGATTATTTAGTAGATGAAGGAGCAACAAGGAG